CTCGTCCTTGACCGGGACGAGGATGGTGGCAGCTTCGGCGTAGGCCTTCGTCTGCCCCTCGGATTTCTTCGCCTCTTCGGCGGACCGCTGGGCGGCATCAGCGAACTGTCGGGCGTCGTCTTGGGCGGCGAGGAGCTTTTCGATCATTTCCTCGGGCGTCGTCGAGGACGTAGCCGGGACCTTAAGCGTGCGCCCTGTCTGCTCGACGAGTTGCTGAATCTGAACAACGATGCGGTCTAGGCCCTCATTGATGATCTCGGGAGGAAATCTAGAGTAGTTGGTGAGCTGAGTTTCCTGCGTGTATGCGAGAGCGGAGCCGATGACGAGAATCTGGCCTGCCGCGAGGCCATTCGTGAGCGTGACTGAGCCGCCAGGCGCAGCATCCTGATCCGAATTCATGGTCACGGAGTAGTCCGTGCCGTAGGACAAATTCACTGCGGCCTCAAGATCAGAGAAGGAAGTCGCAACGTAGACATCCGTCTCCTCGAAGATCTTGAAGCTGAAAGAGAAAGTTTTGAGGCCTGCGCCAGTGTAAGGCCCAGCGAGGCGCTTGACGTAGTCAATCATGAGAACGGCTCCAATTGGAGCCATTCTGGATGACGAAAGTCGCGGAGTGCGCAGGGCTACTCAGGAGCATTCGCCACGCGAGGCATGCGCTTTGGCACAATCTCTGTCGGAGCCCACCAGTACTCCTGCCCGGTGTGCTTCGGGCCCCACGATTCGATGCGCGCGAGGTAGCCAGGAGACGATGCTTCCATCATGTCGTTGTAGACCGCGCGGTCGATGATGCCCTTCAGATACCAGAGGTTCACAAACGGCATATGCGAACGCGCGAAGCGCAGCGCCTTCGCATCAGACTTGGTTTGCCGGTTGTAGAGGCCATTGGCCAGACTGCCGCGCCAGTCGTTGTAGTAACTCTTGCCCACGTCCCATGCATCGAGCACAGTGCCCGTCACGGGGCCCATGAATTTGAGCCAGTTTGGCGAGCCGTAGGTGTTCTCCCCGTCCATGCCGGCAACGATGAGATCAGCCAGGAAGCCCGCACCGCCGCCAACAGACATTGCCTGCATCCAGTAGTCCGCAGAAGTTGGATCTTGCAAATCCCGGCCGGAAGCCAGCGCGCGAAGCTGAACGGAGATTGCCCCGGCCATCGTCGTTGTTGTGAAGATCAGAGCTGCGTACTTTGCGCGGGAGACGCTGCCTTCTGTCTGAGCGATGTCAGACATGCGCTCAAGGTGCCGCCGCATGAAGCCAATAGGAAAGGACTTGAAGAGGAGCAGGCCTCTCACGGCTTCGCCGGCAAAGGTGCCTCTCGGCCCAGCGATATTGCTGAGCGCCCGTGTGCCCAGATCAGGAGCAAGGGAAGCAAGGCCCGATTCCTCTCTCAGCACGGCCAGGTAAGACGTGACCGCATGCTCCATATCGCGAGCCGTTGGAGCTCCATTCGGGACGAGCTTGACGAGCCGCTGCTTATCCGTGCTGAGCGCGTCTATATCCACATTGCGAATGTCCTCTCGCGTCAGGAAACCTGCGCCGCGAATCTTGTAGGGCTTCGCCTCCTGCCAGAGAATCCAGTCCATCTCATTGACGCCGCAGCGTTCAAAAACGCGCCGCTGATACGGCGTCAGATTGCTCCAGTCTGTCTTGACGAGCCAGGACATCATGCCCATGTAGTTAATCATCTCTGCCCGGCGCACGCCATTCGTGAAGGCATCAAGGAGCGAATATTTCATCGTCGCGGACGCGAGCTTGCCCGTCCATCCGCTGCCGACATTCTGAAGCCCCCAGCGCGAGCAGGCCGATGAGAGCGCATCGGCCATGATGCCGCCGCGGACGGCAAGGTCACGCGCCTCGGAGCCCCAAGCCGCAATGAGATTCCTTGTCGCCGTCCAAGCAGGGATGCCCATCAGGCAAGCCGTCGAATAGTAGGTCGGAATGTCGGAGACAGAAGAAAGGAAGGTTGATCCGAGCTTGGTAGCCACCTCGAGATTGCGCATACCGCCGGAGATGTCGGCCAGCGCCGCCCGGGAGGCGTCAACAGAGGCCGCACTGCCATTGAGCACGCTCCATTCGGTATCAATGTAGTGCTCGCTCAGGCCGGCTTTCATGGTCTGGACAATGCCCGGCCGCCCCTGCATCTTCGCATTGATCTGATCCGCCTCAGCCTTGGCCATGCGCTTCATTGCCGCGTAGGTTGCATTAGGGTTCGGGCCCAGTGACCTCATGAGCTCAGCATCCTTGGCAGAGTGCCTGAGCGAACCTCTCATCAGATCAAAGACCGTGCCTTGCCCAAAGGTTCGTTGATACTGAAGCCAGCTGCTCGCGTCCTTGAAATGGAGCCCTCGGTGCAAGTCGCCTCGGTTCGCACGGGATGCCGACGGCCCGGCCACAGTCGAAACCTCGAAGTCACTATTTGCGCCGTCTGAGCAAATCGTGTCAAAGGCACGCCCCAGCATCTCGATGAAGTCCTGATCCGACATGGGATCACCATTCAGATCAATGTACTTTGAGCGGTCAATCAGAGGCTCTATGAATTGCACCCAGGCCGCGCGGTTCGCGTCGTAGGATGATGGTGCATCTCGTATCCAGCGCTCAACGTCATTTGCGAAGCGCCTGAGCTTGCCTTGACCGGCCAGAACCTCAACCGCATGAGACATCAGCCTCGTGTCGTGAGTCTGCGGTATGTAATGGTCAAGCTTGACGATGTTGCCGCCCTCAGCGTTATAGCGGTCAATGCCGGCATCGTCCTGCCGTTTCCATTCGGCAGCAACGTACTTTGCAATCTGACTGCCTGAATCTTCTCCGAAGACCTCTTTTGTCACGGCCTCCTCGAAATTCAGATCCGTGAAGAGCCCGGTGATGCCTTTCTGTTTGCCGTCAATCGCAACGAGAAAGTCATTGTCTGCCTCAGACTGAGCGCCGATCACGCGACGGTCAATCTCACTGAGCACCTGCCCGGCCGCAGAGTATCCGTGATAGCCGCGCTTGCGCTGAAAGGCCAGCGAACGTTCGACATTCGCCTGAGCGAGCACGGACAAGTAAGCACGCTGTCGGATCTTCTTTGCCTCAGCCTTGAGCGTCTCCTGATAGAGCTTCGTCGCAGCGTCAACACGCTGCTGATGCGACATCCCCCGCCATGCGTCTGGATCAGCCGCCCGAGCGCGGAGCATGCCCGCCCGGATGCCGGCCAGAATCTCATGCCCCTCACTCGGCGTGATTTCGCGCCCCAGCGCGAGAGACGTGCGCTGAAGGCACTCTTTGCGCATCTGAATTTGCTGGACGTTCGCCATCATCAGACTCCATTGTTGACCAGTGCGCAGATCTCAGCGACAGGCAACGCCTTGTACGCCATGTCCTCGACCTGCTTGGCGTGTTCTTCTTCCCGAGCCAGGAGCTCAGCAGCGGTGATCGTCGTCCCTTGGTCATCGAGCTGGACGCGCATGTCCGGGTTGTCCTGCAATACCATCTGCACCCGCGCGCGCTCTCCCGTCATCTCCGCATCGCTAGAGGCAAAGAGGTCAAGCGACTCCTGCACAATCTTGGCCTCGCGAGCCTCCTCGACCTTCTCGACCACACGCGCCGCTTCGTCCGCAGTGGCGATCGGCTCGCCCAGCTCGTCCATGAATGAAGCCTGCTGCGGAGTCGCCTCAGGCTCATTGAAGAGGCCAAGCGAATCCTGCGGAGCGGGTTCATCGCCACCAAACAGATCGGGAGAGGCATCCTGCGCAGCGGCATTCTGCTCAGGAACAGTAGCGCCGGTGTTGACAGGCGCATCGGGTTCGCTGATACTGTTCTCAGATGAAGGCTGTTGTGGCCCAGTCAAGCCTCGGGTGCGCGGTTCGGCAGACGTGCCGGACTGTAGGCGACTAGTATGGTTCTTGTCCCACAGCAGCCTTCTGTCTTTCAAATAGCGATCTTTAGCTACAGCGGCCACGCTCCCCACACGATATATGCCCGAAACCTCTTGAAATTCGTTGTAGAGAATTCCTTTTCTCAAAACGCCATTCTCGTTGAGTGTTATCGGGCGCACCAGAACGATCTGCCCTTCCTTCACACCCGCGTAAATCTGAGTGTAGTTGCGAGCAATATCTACAATCGCCTGAGAAACTGTTTCGTATCCAGCTTTCTCAAGGTCAGCCAGATGTCGCTCCAAATGACCGTTGTTAAGCGTTTCCTCTTGCAGACGAACTGGCAGGGGCTTCACGCCAGCGATGCCTTCTGGCAAAACGGTCAAATTCGGGTCGCCATTGATGCCTAAGACACGATGAACTTTCCCGTCCGGAGTGCGTGCAACCTCGATAAGTTCCATTCGCGGAACCGGCTCAATCGGCACACCCGTGAAGGTTTCTGTCGCAGCGTGCGCGAGCTCCGGCCCCGACTTGATCTGCTCAGTCCTGTCGGCCTTGGCAACTCCTGAGAGCGTGCTCATATCCTTGAAGGCGCGCTCGTTGACCTCCACACCCGTGATCCGGCCGAACTCGCGAGCCATGTCCACGCGCGTGAGTTCGGGCGGAGGTCCGAACATGCCCTCAGCCTGAGCAATGCTGTCAAGGTTCGCCCGTGCGAATTCCGTGAGCTGAGTGAAGGCGTCCACGATGCCGCGCACGCCGCCTTTCTCGCGTTCGTTCTTTGCGAGGAAGTCAAGGAACAGCTGCGCCTCAGCGGAGCGATCCAGCGATGACTGCGCAGCCAGCTCAGCGAGATTCACCTTCTGGCCGGATGCGCGCATGCTCTGGAACTCATTGAGCACCTCAGCAATGGCCGGCCGGAAATCTGCTGCGCCGCCGCCCTCAAGCGAGAGCACGCGCGGAGCCAGCGTCCTCAGCGCCCTCAAGAGCTGAGCCACGCCAGGCGTCGCGTTCGAGCTGTCAAGCAGGGACGTGAGGCCGGGAGCTTTATAGGCCGCCTGGAAGATAGCTCGATCCAAGCGCTGCGCAGCGGCATCAGTCGGCACACCGTTGACAATCAGCTGCCCGCGCTCAGCTTCTGGAAGCAGCGCGACAAACTGCCGAATGCTTTCCGGAGAAACATTGCCGTCCTCAGTGAAGGCCAGCTGAGAGAGGTCAATGCGTGTGCTGTCCTGAATGGCCGTCTCAAGGTAATTGAGCTCGGCCGTCGTGCGCTGATTCGAGCGGTCTCCAATGTCGGCCGGCAGATCACTCTCGCGCACCAGGCGCACGAGGATCGGCTTGCTCATGCTGCGGATCACGTCAGGCGAGATGCCGTGCGCCGGGTCGGCCTCGAACTCCGCCCGGTAGCGGTCAGCCGTGCCGCGCACATAGGCCTCGCCCAGAGCGGTCACGCGCCCGTTGCCGGCAATCGCTTTCGGGACGAGCTCATCAGTCTGAGCGCCGTAGAGCAGGTTCGGCGTGCCGTCAATGGCATTCGACGTGAGCACCGTGTCCGCATCGACCACGGCATATTGCACCTGATAGCGTTCACCCTTGGCGTCAACCATGACCGAGAGCCGCCCGCGCTGAGCTTCCGGAATTGAGCTTGAATCCGTGACGACGGGAGCGCCCTCACTGAGCAGATGCGAAGTCGCGACGCGGAGATAGTCCGGATCGGCCGCAATGGCGTTCATCTGACTGACAGATTCTTTGGAAGATCTGTCACGGTTCTGGATGACTGCGCCCTCAGAGGCTGCGAGCTTGGAAAGCCGCTCAAGCGATGCCTTTCGAATCGCCTCAATCTTCTCTGGATCCACCGCCTCAGGCGAAACCTTCACCGGCTTTTTCTCGCGAATCTGCCGGTCAGCCGTTGACTGAGCTTTCCGCGCGCGCTCTACCGCAGCGCCGTTCGTCTGATCCACCGGGAGATTCGCAGTGTTGGCCGTCTCCTGCGCCCGGATGCGCGCCGCGTCCTCGACCTCCACATCCTTGACCTGCGGCCCATTGCCGCCGTTAGTGACGTAGGTTGCAGGCTCACTTGTCGCAGGAGCAGATTCACCGGCCGCGACAGTCTCCGCTGACGCAGAAGCACCGCCCGGCCTGCGCAGCGCGGGAACCGTACCGGCAGCGCCGCCCAGCACCACGCCCAGCGCGAGATTCAGCGGATCAGTTGGATCGTACTGCTCAGCCGCTTTCGAGTAATCTGCCTGCCGGAGAATCGTCTGAATTGTGGCCTGCTCATTGACGTTGGAGAATCCGCCAAGCGCTGCGCCCGTACCCGCGCCGGTTGCGAGTCTGACACCCGTTCTCGTCGAATTCGCAACGAATGCACCCGGAACAGCCGCCCAGAAAGCGTTAGAGATGCCCGAGAAGACGCCTGCCTTTTGCGCGGTTGACTTGTCTACGCCCTCCTCAAGCAGGTGCTGCGTCTCACCCACGCCGAATGTCGTTCCCACTAAGACCGCAGTCGTTGCGACATTGCCCCAGCCCGGAAAGAGGCTTCCCACCGTCTGCGCGAGTCCGTATTTAGTGAGGCCGTTCGTCAGGCCATGAACAATCTGCGCTGCTTTCGAGCTTCTGAAGGGATCAGGCGAATACTCATCCCGTGCATAGCGCCTGTCACGCTCAGCCTGAGCCTCGAGGCGCGCCCGGTAGTCCTCATCCAGCAGCGGCAATCCTGAGACTGCATACTCGAACGCCGAGCGCATCTCATACGCTCCGGACATGAAGCCCTGCCCAACGGCAGAGAACACGTCCGACGAGAAGACCGGCCGCCCGTCATTCTCCTGAGCCTGAGCCGTCTGAGCATCAGTCTGCGCAGGGGACTCTCCCTCTGGCGGCTGAGGAGGAACTATCTTTGCCGGGGCTTCCGGCGTCGGCTGATAGCCGTATTCACGCTGAAAGATCATTCGCCCCACACCTTGATTTCAAAGGGCTGCTTGTTCTTGTAGAACAGGATTGAATCGCCCCATATGACGTTGAAAGTGTTCTCAGCACCATTCACGGCCGGAACAAGCGTTGCCGTTGCGAGATGCTTGTCAAGTTCCGGCCCAGTGAGCGGATCACCCATCGCCGTGTAGGCAACCGGCGTCGGTATGTCGTGCATGCTCGTTCGCATGCGCTTGACGGCCGTCTCAGCATCGGAGAGATCCAGGCCGCCCTTGAGCGCAATCTTCCTGCCCTGATACTCGTAGATATCGCCGACGACGAGCTGCAATGCCCTCGCTATATGAGTGGTGCTCCCCACTGCGCCGTCTTTGCGTGCCAGCCCGGCAGCCACTTTCGTCACTGAATCGATGATTGCATCTCGAACCTGAGGCGCGTCATACAGACCATTGAGATCTTTCGGTACGTAGTAGCTCACACCGAGCTGCGGAGAAGTAATCATTGCCATCGCCGAATCCTTCTCGGCAATCGCCTGCTTCCCGGTCAGGTAAAGCTCAGGCACATCCGCCTGAGTGGGTGTGTTTGAATCCTTATCCGCAGGTTTCTTGTCTTCAGCCGGATTCTCGATAGACAGGAGAAAGACGTTGCGCCAATCGTCGCCCAGCTGAGCGCCGAGCGTGCTTTCACCATCCGGCCCGACTGAAGCAGCCAGCCGCCTGAGCATCGTCACCTGCTGCGCCGGAGGCAGTCCCTCGAGCATCGTCTTGAGTTCAGACACCTCACTCTTGCGCAGGAGCACTGGAGCCACGCCGTAGTCGTTCGCAATTGTGCCCATCTCTCGCGCACGCGCGCCCAGCTCATCAAAGGCCGCCGGTTTTGTCCAGTCAGTGATTGGCGCGAGCTGATATTTCTGATCCTGAATGGCCGTGCCCAGAGGATCTTTCCTGCGCTCTGCCTTGACCTCATCCCTGGCTTTCTTCGCGGCCTCGTAGCCCTTGGCCTCTTCTGCGTAGGAAGCTGACCCCCAAACAGGTTTCAGATTCTCGACAGCGGCATCCATGTCCGCATCTGACAGGCTGCGGAAGGAGAAGATGCTTTCGGCAGCCTTTCGTTTTATCTCGTAGTCTGAGAAGAGCTCTTCGCCGCGCTTGTCGCCATAGGTAGCGATAAAGGCATCTCGCGAAATCGGATTCGGATCAGTACCCTCCTGCTCCGTCAGTACGAGCGAGTTTTCCATCTCGCGCTTGAGGTTGCCCTGCCGCTCGGCAGTCTCTCTCGCGACGAAAGCCCCGGCCATGGACATGATCTCAAGCTTGCGAGGCGTAGAGAGGCCATCAACGAGCGGGATGCCGGTTGAAGTTTTCGGATTGACGCGCCCTTTACCGACAAGGCCAGGAGCCTGCTGCGCCACCTGATAGGCGAGCTGCCGCTTGCTTGACGCCCAGAGCGAATTGTCTACAGCATCCCAAGCCTTGGCGCTCATATGCTCACGCTCGTCACGGCTCGCAGCGAACGCCCCGACCGGATCATCGTTCGCCCACTGCTGAAAGCGCTGCGCCATGAAGGCGTCATAGAGCTGAGCCACTCCCTGCCGCCGCGTGTCCTCATCGTAGCCTGCAATCTGCGCCTGATAGTCATGCTCCTGCACAATGGAAAGCCACGTCTTGGCAAGGTAGTCCTTGTCTGAGTAGTGCTGCGCCGCGTCATCCATCAGCGCCTTCTGCCGGGACTGAGATGAGGTCAGGTGCCACTGATCTGTCTGCGCCTGATTCCACCGCATCATCTGCCCGCGCGCAGTCTGAAAGCGATCCTGGATGCGGCTTTCGACCGCCGCCCGGACATCAGGCGTGAGCTTGTCAAGGATGCCCTGCGCACCCTTCTGAATCCACTCGACTGTCGGCGTGAAGGCGTCTACAGCATTCTTCTCGCGCTGAGCCATGTAGCCCGTCTCAGGCGCATAGAGCGCATTCTGGACAACCTGCATGAATTTCGTCTCAGCCTCATCGCTTTCGGCCTTGACGCTGCGCGCGTGCTCAGTCTCGAGAATCTTGCCCACAGCCTGAGCTCCGTAGGCCAGCGGCCGGATTGCCGCCTGGAAGGTTGACTCATAGTCCACTGTCGGACGCGGAGCATCTATCACCATCCGCCCAGTGCGCCCGCTGTCAGGCACCTGAGGAATGCCGCCCTGGAAAGTCGGAACCATCGGCATGCTGATCTTTCCTCCTTACATCCGGCCGTAGCGTGATGCGCCGGCAAAGTTGCCCCAGCCCGTATCCCCGAAGCCGTAGCCGTACTGCTTCGCCCCGGCATAGTTCGTCCACTTGCCGCCCGCTGAGAAGTTCTTGTCAGTGCTGAGCGGATTTGAGCTCAGCCCCTGATAGACGCCGAGCGCCGCCTGCATGTAGTTCGCCGCGGAGTACTGCGAAGCCCCCATGAGCGTCGCGCCGGCCGTGAGCCACGCACTCTGCTTTGAGGCTTCAGCCATGAGCGCCTGTCCCTCGAAGCCAGCAGCCTGCATTCGGTAGCCCCAGGCGTTATTGAGCGCATTCGACTTGATCTGATTGACATCGATCTCTTTGACAATGTCGGTCGAAGCCTGGAGCTCAGCAGCGGAACCCTCACCCACGGCAATGCCGTTCGCAGCCAGCGCCGCCCGCTGAGAGCCCTTGACGCGCCCGGCCGCCATCGTCGTTTTCTGAATGTCTTTCTCGCTTGCCCGCAGCGTTGCCTCGTATTGGCGCATCATCGTCTGCGCATTGATGCGCGCGATGTTCGCTTGCGACTGAGCAATGGCGTTTTTGGTCTTTTGCAGGCCGAAGGAGCCGAACGCGCTGATGGTGTTCGCCACACCGCTCGCGATCAGTCCGCCCCAGCTCGCGCCGAAAGAAGTTGATGCTGATGAAGCAGCCATAGAAAAGCCTCCGAATCAGCTCATTGTCTGAGACGGAGGCTGCGGAATGCGCAGGGGTGCTGAAGCGGTCAGACCATCTCAACCTGCGCCGTCATCGAGATTACCCGCAGCGTCAGAGGATCATCCTGCCGGATGCACACCTGCCCGCCCGCGCCCCACTGCGGGAAGACCGCGAAGCCGAACTCGTCCGTAATCGGAGAAGGCGGAGATCCGGCAAACTCAGTGCTGCGCGCCGGGTAGGCCGCAAGCTGATCTGTCGAAGGGCCAGCCTTCAGCCCGGAAGAATCCACCACACGGAAGAAGACTTTTCGGACGTTCTTCTGATGCCCGGAGCCGTAGGAGCCGTCCTGAAGCGCGACAGCCACCGGAAGAGTCTTCAGATCACCCACATAGGGCAGGCCGATATGCACCTTGGAGGCCGGCTGCGCGAGCGTGATCTTGCCCCCAGTGACCACCTGTTTCGGTTCAACTGAGCCGTCAGCAAGGATGCAGACCTCTCTGCCCTCAAGCCACGTGAGCCCGCTGATCTCGGTTTTCGGCTCGCCCGAGTAAGTGCCCGAGCAATCCATGAAGATCGAGTCCTCGAGTTTGGTTAACTGCCGCTCATGCATGCGCTCGACAAAGCGCTTCTCGACGCCGTTGATGGTGCGCCGGATGACGCAGTAAAGAATGTCCTCGTCACCCTCAGCTACAACTGCGCAGGACTCAAAGACGCCGTCAGTCGTGATCCGGGAGAAAGCGCCCACCTGCTGCTCAGGAACGTAGGTCAAGGCCAGCAAGTCGCCCGACGAGCTCACAGCCCACACAATCGGCCACGGAGCTTTCGAGTAGGCCAGATCCTTGATGGTGAGATTGTCAAAAAGGTGCGGACACCTCAGGCACACATCTGCCGTGATGAAGCCGCCCGCCTCATAGTTGTAGCCCAGCTCGCGAAGATGACCGCCGCGCTCAGCCGCATAGAGCATCTGAGAATTGATGACCAGAGGCTGCACACCATTCGCGCCCACGTAGGACTGCGGACGCACCGACATTGAGGACGGTGTGATTGCATCTGAGTTCAGCGGAGACACGCGCCACTCCGCCGCGCCGGTCAGGAGAATCAGCTGCTGGAGCGGGACGATATGCCGGATGCGGTTCGCCTCACGCGCCGCAACACGCACGGAAATCCTGTCATCATCCTGCACCGGAAGGCTGTAGCTCATATCCGACTCAGTGCCCGACTTTGTCGCCCAGAGATTGCTTGGACGCTGATAGGTGCCGCCAAACCACCGCCGCTGCTCGAAGTACGAGACCGCGCCCGGATAGTCGCCCGCAGAGCCCACATGAGCCGTCGCACTCGCGCCCGAGCCGCCCGTGCCCTGCGGATCAATCACCACCGTCGGAGACGAGTACCCGCTGCCCGGCTTCACTACCCGAATCGAAGTGATCCGGCCATTGCTGACCACTGGAGCCAGCTCAGCGCCGGAACCGGTCGAATCGCGGACGTAGACATTGACGCCATAATTGTCCACGGCCAGCGTGTATTCATAGCGCAGAGCTTCGTTGTATCTGCTAAAAGGAATGCCCTGATTGAGATAAACGCGAACAACAGGCTGAGAATAATTTGAGCCAGCCGCAGTGACTCGAACACCTTTGAGCGTAATTATCGTGGACGAATAGTAATAAACCGTGTCGCTATCACCTTCAGAAACAGTCTCTTTATAGCGGTCATTACTCACTTCAAAATCGAGCTCATATCCTGCCCCGCTGCCGCCCCCGCTAATATCAACCAGTTCAATGAATTCCTTCGCAGATTCTTTCAATGAATTTGCCGACGGATAATCAGGATATCCAAACTGTGATTCCGATCTTTTTCCCCAATATGGTTCACTTTGTGCAAAAGCAGTCGGTTCTTTGCTATATGGCAGTTTCTTGAAAGTCTCGAGCGGCATGCCAACATATGCCACAGCCCCCGCCGATGCGAGCGTGCCTTTTGACACGTACTGACCAGTCTTCACACCTTTGGGCGCATAGGTGTACCCGCTGCCCTGATTGTTGACCGTCACGCTCGTGATGCCCCGTTGCTGATTGAAGGGGTCGTCGTAAATCGGAGGAGTGATGGAGCTGTCGGCCGTGATGTTCTCATCAATGATGCTCGTGCTCGTTGTTTCTCCGATGTACGCCCAGAGGCCGCCCACATCGCGATAGACGCGGTACCGGCCAGCGCCGCTCACTGCGTTCCAAGAGATGGTGTTGTAGGAGCCGTCCCCGTAGGGGTTGCAGTTGATGCTCGTCGCAGGCGAGACTGCGCTTTCCTGACTGCCATCCTCAGTGAGCGCCGTGACCACGTACTTTCGCACGTAGTCAGTGGGGTTCGAGACTGACTCATTGATATGCTGAGACACACTCGGAGCGCCGGGAGCCGCGAGCTTGCTGCCGAAGGTGACCTCGACAAAGCGCCAGTCGGAAGCCCCGTAGCGCCGGAGTTCCATCGGCGGATAGGACGGATGCACCAAAGTCAGAATGTCGGCCGACTGGACGTAGTGAAGGTCAAAGACATCTGCGCCGTCATAGATGCTCGAGATCTCGTAGGCAGAGCTTCCATTCATGAGCGTCTGTCCCTGAGTGTGGAAGCGCACGTAGTGGTGCCCGAATTCGAGCACCATCGTCTGATCTGTAGAGAACGTGAAGGAGATGAGCTTTGGAGCGTAGCCCGTCTCTTTTGCCTGATTCACGTAGACAAAGCCAGGCCGGAAGCACACAGGCCCCTGCGGTTCGACCAGGAAGTTGGTGCACTCAGCGAGCCCCGTCTGATACTTGCCGTCATCGATTCGGGCATACATGGAAGGAGAGACGATGCCGCCATTGAAGGCTCGCATGTAGTTTCGGATGGTTGCCATCAGACGATCCTCGCACGGAGATGAGGAGCGAGGCGTTCGCGCCGCCGGCCGCGATGCCGCGCATTGAAGGCGTCAGCGGTCTTGGCCAGCGAGAGCGCCTGTTGATAGAGAGCAAGCAGGTTACGGGATTCAGTCGAAGAAGCATCGGCCTGCTTCAGCGGCCCCACCAGCATGGAGGCCAGGAGCGGCACCAGCGCATTGATGAAGTACGTCGGATAGATGGACGGATTGTCATTGAGCGCAACGAAGGAGAGCACTGGAGACTCTTCATTGCAGAGGATCAGGCGCGAGGCATTGCTTGGATCCATCTCGAGCTCGTAGTCGATTGTCCTGCGCTCCCTGAAGTGAACGGCTTCGAGCTTGATGATGCGCACGCAGTTGCTCGGAACGCTGAAGCCGAACTTCCATGAGTAGGTTTCCTCATCGAGAGACGAGAGCGCAGCGAGCCGCTGCCGCCGCGTGAGGAAAGACCAGTCGGCCTCTTCCATAAGCTGCCTGAGCGCAATAGGGTAGAAGCGAGCGCAGTGCCCAGCCTGAGGCGAGCCGTCTGGCGAATCGATTGCCGTGACGGTTGCCGAGTCGCCCAGCGTGCTGAGCGCGAGGTTACAAATGTCTGCTTTCGTAGCCATATACAAAAATGGCGGACGGAGTCGCCCCCGCCCGCCGCCCCACTTAGGAGGAGAGAAAGGTCAGTCCGTCGTCGCGATGAACTCGATGCCCTCTTTGGGCACGATGAAGCGAGCGTCGAACACATCGGAGAGGTAGCAGGTCACAGCACCAGCCGTGAGCGCGGTCGTTGAAGCCGCGCCCTTGAGACGCAGGTAGCGCTTGTGCTTAATCGGCAGATGGAGCGCAACGCCGGCATTGAGCTCATCAGCCGTGAGAGCGCCCGTGACCAGCGCAGTGGAGAAGTTGGCCGCAACCTCATCGGACTGCTCAAGAGTGAGCGTGAGCGTTCCCGTACCGGTGCACTCAGTCGTCGCCTTGATGACGACGTAGAGCTCATGGTCATTGAGCCCCGTCGTCGGAGCCTTCTGGCCGAAGTCGATTGCCGAGGACGTGAAGGCCGCAGTCGCCGCCTGATCCTCACAGAAAACGAGCTTGACATCCATCATGATGAGATCTCCTTTAGGCGAGGACGTTCATGTTGTTCGGGATGATGTCCGTGCCCACCTTGTGAACCGGAACGCCCGCAAAGGTCAGCACCTTTCGGCCGGCCACCTCATCCATGTTCAGAAGCACGTTGTCCTTGTTCACAATCTGACGGCGAAGAACGGAGCGCGCCGCGTCATTCATGTAGAAGGCCACGCGGCCGGTCTGATCATCCGGGAGCATCTCAATGGCCTGAGTCATGAGGTCAATGAGGTTCGCAGCGCCGCCGCCCTTGTTGTTCTGGATCGAGTACTTGGCCGTGTCGATGTTCGCGATGCGGACAATCTTTTCCGGGTCGTAAAGCGCGACGCCAAGATCCCAGGCGAACTCAGTGATGAGCGCGAGGAAGCGCTTGCCGTTCGCGTCGAAGGCGTAGTGCTCGCCCATGTTCTCAACGCGCAGGCCAGCCTGAGAGCCGTTCTGCGGGTAGAAGCAGAAGCAGGCTTCAGCATCCCAATTGACGAGCCAAATGTCCGTCTGCTTTGCCGCAGTCGTGCCGCCGCCATTGATGATGCGATCAGCAAAAGCTTCATTCGCCGGTGTGACGATGGAGCCGAGGCCGTCCACGCCGCGCGGATCAGCCGCTGCGGAGCCGTAGAACATGGTCTTGACGACCTTTCGGGCAAGGCCGCGCATGAAGCCCTGATCCTTTCGGAAGCGCCAGGCATCGCGCTCAGCTGCCGGGCGCGTGTTGTAGAGATCACGGTCAACCTCTGAACGGGTGCGCATCATGCCGGCACGGTAGCGCACGTCAGAGCCGTGCACCTTTTCCGTATCCCATCCCTCATTGAAGGCGCGCAGCTGACCTTCAGGATAGGTCGTGATGATCTTGCCGCGGTCTCCAAAACCATCGTTGCCGGCCTGGATGACCGCCTGATCGAAGATCGGCGTGTAGTCGCGGATGGTATGCATCAGCGAGCGAATCGGCTTGTCGTTCGTCAGGCTTTCAAAGTCAGCGAGCGTCACCGGGTTGTTGTCAGTGATGATGTCAGCCATATCTAGCCTCAGTTTCTCTTAGCGTCGTTGTAGAAGTCCGTCGGGGTGTAAGGCGTCTGCGCCGGACTGCCCGTCGGTATCTTCGCTTCGCCGAATTTCGCACCGGCACGGGCGATGAGCTTGAGCGCTCCCGGATGGTTGCCCATCGGGGAATTGATGAACTCCGCAACGTCCGGGTCAATCGACCCGTCTGCCGCGCGGCCGAAGTTGGAGATCACTCGCCAAACGTTCGCCTGCGTAGCCTGGTAGTTCGAGCCGCCGATTTCGGCGTCGTTCTTTGAACGCTCAGCCCACTCCCTGCTCACGCGCTGGATGTTCTCAACTGCTCTTGCCTGCATTGCCGGCGTGACCCTGTCAATCAGGGACTGCGCCTGCTCCTGCGAAAGATTCAGCTCCTTAGCCACGCCCTTGAACTCATCCATCACCGGGCCAGCGAGCTCAATTCCTTCCGGTGCATTGAAGTCGCCGTACTCTTCCGGAGCGCCCTCAGTCTTCCCAGGTTCGGGCGCTTTCTTCTGGCTGTCGTCTTTATCGTCCTTGGATTCCCCGTCCTGAGCTCCGCCCATCAGCGTCTGCCCGCCGGTCAGATCCTGCTGTCCGGCAGGAGTCTGAGCAACGGCAGGCTGCTGAGCGTTCTGAGCATCGGACTGCCCGGCAGTGGCTTGTGTGGTGCCGGGTGCCTGCTGCGCGTCGTTTGGAGTTTGAGCGCCTTCGCCAGGCAGATTCGTTTCGTCACTCATAGGATTCGTCTTTCATGAGTCTGAAATAGTCAAGAGACACCGCGCGCAGGCGCTCAGCGAGCTGGATGCCCACTGAGCGCCGCCCCTCGGAGTAGGCCATCGTGAGAGCGTTCGGGCTGAATGACGCAGAATTGACGCCAGATGAATCCAAGACCCACTGAAGCGCCATCCTGCCCTCACGCGTAGCCATCACGGAGCGGAGCGCCAGATCCATCCGGCTCTTCGCCCGCTTGTCTTTCTCATCGTCTGCCTTGTCAGCAATGGGGTTGCGGTCTCTCATGCGGTCAATCGTCTCACACGAAAATTGCGGAGTGCGCAGGGCTACAGCGCCCCCTGCTGAGCAAGCTCCTGCATGCCTTGGACGGCCTGCCCGCCGACGGTTGAACCGTCTGCCGGGACGCGCCCAAGCTTGGACACGGCATCAGCGGCCTGCTGCATCTGCTCAGCCTGCTGAGCCTGCTGCTGAGCCTGCTGCTGCGCCTCAATCTTTTGCTGCGCCTGCTCAGTGGGCACGACCACAGAGGGAGCAACAGAGAGGTAATCGGCGTACTCGTCAACGATGCGGAAGCTGTCGATTTTCGCGAGCACATTCGGATCAAACTGCGCGACCTGCCCGATGCGCTGCAGGAACTGATCGAGGGAGTTCGCACGAATCGCACGCTGAGAGCGCGCGAGCATGGACGTGTACTCAATTGAGAGTTCGACGCCCGCAAGCTCAGGCGGAGCCGGAGGCAGCTGCCCCGCGCGGTAGAGGATCGAGAAGGTGCGCTCAATGAGCGGCTTCAAGACCTCGTTGTTCAGGCGCGAGAGCACGGGACCGAGCATCATGAGCTTTTCCTCGTGACGCTCAGCAACCTCAGTGGCCGTCATCTTGCCCATCTGCTGCCCGGAGAGCATGAGGAACATGTCTACGCTGAAGGCCTGATTGATGCGCTGCTGCACCTCAGCAATGTCCTGCCGGAGCGCGTTTATGTCCATCTGGACTTGCCAGGCGGACTGCACAGCGTCCTTCTGCGCAGGAGCGTCAAGGTAGATTCTGCCGCCCGGCTCGAAGTCATCCTCGTTGTCGCGCGCCGCAGTGGGCATGATGAGCGGAGGATTGACGATGTAGTCGATGGAGTTTCCCTTCTGCTTCTGCTCATGCTGAAGCTGCCGCACGTCGCCGAGCGCGACCATGCCGGGAGATTCCTCTGAGTACACGTCCGAGGCCGATGCGCCCCAGCGCCCCACCACGCACGGGAACTCGTTGAAGCCTGACTCCTCAAGGATGCCGTCTTTCGTGCCGTCCGAGTCAATCTGGATGATGACGCTGCGCCACGGCATGTTGCGGGAATCGCGCTTGCCGTACTGCCGGTCAAAGCGCGGCTCAATGGCATGGATCAGCTTGTACTCATGGTCAACCTGCCCGGCATCGAAGTTGCGGAGCACGTCGGCCGAGAGCTTTGAGCGCCCGAAGCGCGCTACCAGCTGAGCCGCCGTCATGATGAAGCGCCGGTAGAGTGTGTCAGGCACGCCTCTGTCATCCACGCCAATGGCGTACTCGCCCACGGAGAGCGGGTAGCAGTGGAAGACCTCTCTGTCATCCTCTGCGATGACCATAGCCATCACGCCGTAGGTGCCCACATCGCGCCAGCCCTGATGCAGCGCCTGATAGGTGTTCGTCCGGGTGAAGGCCATCTCCATGATGCGCTGCACCTGATCGAGCCATACCTTGACGGCCTGCGCCTCATCCAAATTCGGCGTGCCGGTTGTGAGCGCGAACCACTGACTTGACGGATCAGTCATGCCGCTCATGAGGCCGGCCGCGAGGATGTTTGCCGCCCGGACGGCAGAGCTGTCCACGATGCGGTTCCACCTGGAGCGCGACTCATTGCGGTTTTTGCCGATGAGGAAGCGGCCGCGACTCGGGGTGATGTGCTCAGAGATCTCGAGCCACTGCGTCATGTACGGCTCGCGCTCCTTTTTGAGCGTGCCCCAGCGCGTCAGGATGCGCTGCCTGAGCTTGAGATCTTCAGACATGCATCACCCCAGTGCGCCGCCCGCGCCGAGAGCGAGGTTGTTGTTGTTCACGCCGCCCGCGCCGGTGAGCAGGGTTGACCCTGCGCTCATGCCGGCATTAGCCGCATCAGCGAGGATGGAGCTCACGTCTGCGGAGTTCGAGTCCTGCCTGCGCTGAGCCTGCCGGGAGCGCTCAGCCTCAGCCTGCGCCTGCCTTTCGGCCTGCTGCGTAGCCGCTTTCTGAGCTTTGGCCTGTTTGTTGCTCGTGTAGATGGAAGTTGCGGCACCAGCCGCAGCAATGGCCGCGCCCGCGATCAGACCGCCTGTCACTCCGCCGCTCATGGTTTTCTCCTAGTCAAGAGGTTTTCAAATTCGTCAGTGAACTCTTCCTCTGCCCGCTCGATGCTGTCCGCGTCGGACGCAAAGAGCATGGTGATGAAGGTATCTTCGATAGCCCGGAAGACCTGAGACCGGCCGGCCGCGCCCTTGAGAACCACGTAGCCCTTGAGTTCGCGCGTGTCTTTCCCGGCCTGGACGTAGCAGTGACCTGAGACGATGACCACTGTCGGGATCTTGATGACCGCGCCGGCCAGCACCGTGTCTTTCGGGACGAGGCACGTGCGGACATAGACGCCGGCATGGAAGAAGTTCTCAGTCGGAAACTCGCACGGCTCAAGCTCAGCATCGATGCGCTCGCGGAGCGCCATGACCAGAGCGAGATCATCAGAGGAGCAAGGCGGCAGGGACGCCGCAGGGACGAGCGCTGTCACAGTTTCCTCCAATAGAGCGTGTTCACTGGCTTGGCAATCCGGTCGAAGATCTTGTCTGCCTGAGTGCCGATCTTTGCCCCGAGATACATGCCGTAGGCACCGTCATCTTTTGCGCAGCTGAAGAGCGTTTTGAGAAGGAGCGAGCCTGCGCCCGTGCCCTCTCTGCGATCCTCTCGGAGCCAGATGCTTTCGCAGGTAGCGAGAACCCGGCCGCCGCCGAAATGAGGGAGCACAGTGGTGATGTAGGCCGCGAAGCCGATCAGCTCTTCGCCCTCGAAGAGCCCCACTGGACGCAGGATGCCCTGCGCCTCAAGGAGCTCATACATGCGCCGGTCAGGCGCTGGCGGCAGATCCTCATAGACGATCTCTTCGCCGTAGGCTTTTTCGAGAGCAGGCCATTCCGGCCGGGAGAAGGCCTCACGGCACGTGATGCGCCGGCAGGTGAAGGTTTCGGTACTCATGCCGAGATGGTCTCACCTGCCGAGCGCGGAGTGCGCAGGGGTGCTCAGCGGTAGGGATCCCGGATGCCGTGCCGGCGGCTGCGGGACGGCTGTGGGGACGGCAGATCATCCAAGTACTCGTTGACCTTGACTGCGAAGGTCAGAGCCAGCGCGTCGGCATTGTCTGGCGAAGGGAGTCCGCGATCCTTCATATCCTCCTTTTTCTCAAGCAGGAGCTGATTCGTCGGTGTGTAGTCGTACTCGACTCCCGTGAGGTCAGTGATGAGATCCTCGTCATCCTCGATACAGCCGCCAAGCTCGAGCCACTCGCGCATGCGGCCCCACATCTCAGCGCGGAGATTCTTGTAGCGCTGCCTGTTGGACGCGCCCGAACCGAAATTGACCTCAGTCACGGGATAGCCGTTGTGACGGAGCCAGTCGCAGGGGGAGCCGCCAACGCCGCCCGAGTCAACATGGATCAGGATCTTTCGAACGCCCATGCCCTTGAGCCGGTTGTAGTGCTCAGCGACTTTCGCGCCGAGCTGATGCCCGTCAAGGTTGCGGAAGCGCTGCCGCTTCATTGAGCGCGCATCGAGGCCGAAGCGCGTGACGATGACGGAGGCGTCATCGCCGAAGCGCGCCACATCTACGCCCAGGATTGCCACCATGCGCGTGTAGTCCACGTGAGGGAGCGGCCGGGAAGCCGCCGAGTCAGCAACATCTCGGGGAATGAACTGCATAGCTGAAGCGCTCGGGAAGACGCCGCGCACGCGCACCTTGAAGAAGTCTGAGTCTTCGCCGTAGTCAGCCAGCCACTCGGCAATCTTTTCCTTGTCGGTGCCGGCCGCGTCGCGCCCGTCAACGTGCCGATGCGTCCAGCGGTGCCGGAACTTGTGGAAACACTCGAAGAAGCGCCCAGTGCTGCGGGTAGGGTTGCCGAAGCACAGCCAGAAGATCTGCGTATTCTTGTCGGTCAGCGCGCCCTCAGTAACCTCCCAAATGGGATCAGCGATAGCCGATGCCTCGTCGAAGATGACGAGGATGCGCTTGCCCGCATTGTGCAGGCCTGCAAAGCCCTCTGGCCGCGTCTCAGACCACGGGATAGCATCCACGCGCCAAGTCTGCTCATGCCCCTTTTGCCGGGAGACGAGCGACATCGCGGACATGACGAACCAGTCTTTGAAGATGCAGAGGCCATGCCACTTGGCGAGTTCTGCGAAGGTTTTTGTGCGGAGCTGACTTTCGGTGTTTGCCGTGACCACGCCGCGAGTGTCAGGGTAGGTGCAGAGCGCCCAGAGGATGATCCACGAGACAAGGCAACTCTTGCCCGTGCCATGTCCGGAGGCCGTCGCATCCTGAATGACGTGCTGCCAAGCCTCTCCGCTTTGGAGCCTGTCGCGCATGGAGGTCAGGACTTCAGCTTGCCACTTGTCGGGCCCGGTGAAGTTTGCGAGCGTGCCCTTGCCCCAGGGGAAGGCAATCTGAGCGAACTTCAAAGGATCATTCGTGCACTGCGCCGCGCACCACATGAGCGCCTCAGACTGCCCTTTATTTGTTGTCAGGTCGAAGTCCATTCACGAGCCCCTGAAGGGTTGAAGCCAGTGAGGAAATGGCCGCATCTTTGGAGCCGTCGGGCTTCTCATACCAGCCGAAGTGCTTGTTCAGCATGTCGAGCGCCTTTGCGGCCGCCGCGGCATCGACCATCCGCCAAGCGAGCGCGCCATCTTTGGTAGTTGCCTGCCCGCCGAAGGTTTCTTTTGGGATGAGCTCGGAGTTGACCTTGTAAAAGCGCAGGTTCATCTCGAGCACCTTTTCGGCCGTAAGTTCGATCTTGGCCGCGCGTTTCTCTTTCTGTCTTGCGATTGCGGCCGCGACACAAGTTTTGCCAAGTAACTCCGGGCCGATGCGGTTCGCGGTTTTTGCCGAGTACCCGGCGCGGATTGCTGCCTGAGTCGCATTGAGGTCAACCAGATATTCCTTGACGAATCGCTCCTGCCGAGGCGTCAGTTTTCGTTCACCCATCTTTTTACCTTTTTCCAACCGACGACTGTCACAGCGCGCCGGGAACCGTCTACGAAACTGCGGATTGTCCGCACGGGGATCTCGAGCATGAGAGAGATTTTGCGCCATGAGTAGCCCTCTGAGCGGAGCTGTCTGGCGTGCTCGACATCGGCATCGAGGTACTTTGCGGACACAGCGCTTTCGCCCACTGGCCGGCCAGCGTCACCGACAGAGACCGTCACCATCCTCGCGGAACCACGCCGGGAACTGCCTTTTGACTTTTTTGATCCCATCATCGATAGCTCGCAGTCTGGCGAGCGATCCCTCTGCGTATCCGAGAGCTGTAGCGTGAGCTCGAACAAGTGCCTCTGCTGCGGGCGCGGGAAGAAAGCTTGAGACTCCGAGAGGGCCTCGATCTCTTCCTGCGTCCAAATCGACAACTGGCATGGGGGTTCCTCCTTCATTCATGATCCCTCCCTCCTAAGCTTCGGCAGCCCAGGCTCGGTTCCCAGGTGATATTGATGATGAGATGACCGGGATTTTCAGCTTGAAGCCAGTCCTGTTCTTTGAAGTGGAAAGTGTTGTCGTTGACCTGCATGCCTTCAGCAATGCCGTCAAGAATGGCCTTGCAGTTTGCGAGGAGATTGTCCTCGTCGTGATAGCGAGTGACAGGCGGGATGCAGATGAGCTCGATATTGACTCGACCGCCGCGCCACTTCTTATCGGGGAGCCCACCCTTGACGGTGACCTTTTCGATGCCGACCTTTTGAAGCGCGGCTTTCGTGAGCATCATCGTCGCGTACTTTTCGCGCTTGAAGATCCGAGCCTTCTGCATGAGGTTGACCCGTGCATTCGGGGAGAGCGCGCGGTGAGGCCACGGCAACGTGAGCTGAATAATTCGCTTCATGATGATGTTCCCTCCATTGAGATTTATCGGTGCCAAAGTCTTTGTGCTCTGTCTTGGATGGACTCGCCGCCGGGATTTGTGAGGCGTGCGAGGTAGGTGGTTCTTTGCTTGATGAGGCTTTCGGGCGCTCTGAGGTAGTGAGCACAGCGCCGCGGCCGGTCAATGTTCTGAAGGACGTTCCACCGTCCGCCCGGCCGGTCATCGATCTCGCAGTAGCCAGAGCGTCTCCGGAAAAGGAATGCGCCGCGGTCACGCTTTGAGCCCTCGAAGTGACTGCATTCGATGCAGCGGACTTGAGCCTCAGGCTGCGGAGATTCGTCGAATAGCGATTGCATTTGCTGAGTCCTGACCTCCGCAGGATGATTGAGGTTGTTCTCCCCAGAACACCTATCAACCAACCCACGGAGGAAAAGCTGTGATCAAATTCGAAGTTCCAGAAGACGGTCAGTCCGTCTATGAAATCCGCACGAAGAGCGGCAAGTCATACCTTGTTCGGTGCCCAGGGACGATTTCGCCCGAGTCGGACGAGGACGGGATGTTTGCCCTGCAAATCGGCGTCATCGAGAAGCCCGTCTGCATCCAGAACCCCTCAGTCATCGAATCGTTCACACGGCGAGATGACATAGAACCTCCTGCGGGATGTATGAAGCTGCGCTCCATGGGTGATCTTTGGTTCCGGCAGCCTGGCGAAGGCATTCACGGTTTTCTGTTGATTTGGCTTGAGTAGGTTTGTCCTCAGCGTCCCCATCATCGACAAGCATCCTCATCGCGATGATCTTTGAGGGAGCTGCGGGCGGCCGAGTGTGAAATGCCCTGGCTGCCCCGCGAATTCCTGAAAGGTCAGCCCGGCAATCGCGGCCCGAGAACAAACCCTGAGTCAGTTTTGTGAGGTCGAACGGCGGCTCATTCCCGCGCTGCCGTTCCCACGCATTGACCAAATGCATCGCGGCCGCGACGGCCCGGAAGAGCTCAGGGAGCTCCTCAATGGTTTGGACGGGTTCGACGGCAACGGCAGGCGAGTCATCGCTGATCTGTCCGATACGGATGATCACGCTCGTGCCGAGCACTTTGAAAACGCCGATGCCCGGAATCGTCTGACCATCTGCGAAGGCTGGATAGATTCGTATTTCGCAACCGTGCATTACTTGCCCTCCTCGAAGCGCGCGCCGTCCAACTTGAGCTTGACGGTGACCTCGGGGTAGTGCCATCGGCCGCCGAGGAGTTTGCGGTCAGTCATCAGTAGGTCTCCGCATTTGCCGGGGCACAGCAGGACTCGACGAGGCCGATGAGGATCTGATCGACCTCGGAGCGGAGCCGGTGAGTTGTGTCGGCGACGGTGCCAATGTCGGGGAATTTCCCTGCGACGGTGCCGCGGAGTATGTCGTCGAGTTGATCGAGGCTGTTTCGAGCGGCGACAATGGCCTCACCGGCGCTGACGAGCGCTTTGTTTCGCTGAGTAATCCATTCGGTGCTTCTAAATGTCTGATTCATACGTTCCTCCATCAATAAATTCAGATGCGTTTACTTGCCCGCATTGCGGCGTGAATTCCCAAATGGTGGCCAATCCGATCGTGAAGAACCGGAGCATTCCTGATCCGCTCCCACTTTCACCCATGGGAATCGCACGGATTTTTGGAACTTCTGCATGTCTGCCTTCGAGGCCTACGACTGTTTTGCTGCTCAGACAAAGACGTGCGCACACTGCGGGAAGTTCTCGCTTTGGGTGAATGGCGATATGGTCTGGCCCGAGCTTCCTGCTGTTCAGCCTTCTGAATACCTTCCTGAAACAGCACGAAAAGCTTTCGATGAAGCGCAGAAGGTAATCGGCAGGTCTCCGCAGTGCGCTTGCGCGATGTTGAGGCTTTCGCTCGAGCGTCTTGTCGTTCATCTCGGCGGCACAGGGCGAAACCTGCGGGATAAGGTCCTGTCGCTCAATCTGAGCCCGAACATTGAAAGGTTGTGCGATGCCTGTCGAATCGTCGGCAATGACGCTGTTCATGAAGGCCTTCTTTTCGTAGAGCCAGATGACACTTACGATCGTGCGGTACGACTTTCGAACTTTGTGAACTGGATTACCGAGAGAACGCTTGCTGCCGACGCAGCAGCTGACAAGATCTTGAATCGCTAAGGCAGTGGTGGGTTCCATCAGAACACCTCCTCGGGCTTCAGGTTTTTGAGGGCAGAGCGCTTGCGGAAGTCCGACCAGGTGCATTTGATGGGGTAAAGAACCTGATTGAAGCGCGAGGCGATACGCTCAGCGCCTGCGGCATCGAAGTCAGCGGCGACGAGGTTTGTCGTGACGATGGTGGGGAGTCGGTTCGCAGTACGCAGGTCGATGATCTGCTGCAGTCGATCTTTGCGGGCGTCGGTCCAAGCGCTTGTACCCACCTCGTCGATGACGAGGCAGGAGGTCGAGGCGAGCCACTGGCGGATTTTCCAGAGCGGCTGATCGAGCTTCGCAGCGTAGGCTGGCGTGTAAAGGTCGAAGTATTCCGACGCCGGGATGAAGAATCCGGGTGCCTTGCGCGCCGCGAGGTCGGTGAGGATGGCCTTAGCGAGGTGCGTTTTGCCGGTTCCTGTGAACCCAAGGAAAAGGATTCCGGCCTCGGGGTGAGACTCATCAAGGAGGCGCGTCATGAGGCGTTCGGAGAAGCGCTTCGAGATGGCGAGCGCCTTGGCCTGATCCTTTTCGGCCGCGTCGAGCTGAAAGTTCGAGAAGGTTTCTGCGGTCGGCTGCCGAAGCCACGAGAGGCAGCGGGACAGAGAGACGTGAAGTTCGCTGAAGCACGAACTGAGTTCGTCCGCCTTTAGCTCGCGCTCGGACTTTTTGGGGAGAGCTCGTGGAGGCGGGTTTGCAACACGCACGGCTTCAATCTGCGTGAATATCGGCTGCAGGGCTTGCTTTGAGAAAGCTTTTTGAAGTTCAGGCATGGGGTTCACCAGTTGTAATCGTCAGCAGTTCTTTGGTGGAGAGGTTTCGGCTTGGCTGTTTGGAGTGGGTGGTATCGAAGTTCGTTGAGGCACCAAGTGCGGAAGCCTGCAGGCCAGACGGTCAATCTGCGGTCAGTGGCTAGGGCGTGATTGACGAAGGCGGAGAAGACTTGCTGAGGGTTCCCAATGCCGACCTTCTCAGCGATGGCCTTGTACTCATCGGGGATAGAGGCATCGGCGTCGAACGGGCATGGAGTGGCGGGCTTGCGTCGAGGAGCGGCCTTGCGCTTTTGGGGAGCAGGCGCAGGTGCTTCGATGGTGATCTCGACATTGGGTTCTGAACCCATCGAGCGAGCTTCATCGAAAAGAGACTGGTCGAAGTCTTCGGGATAGGGCGTCTGCGCTTGCGCAGATGCGACGGCGGCGTTAGCCGACGAATTTCCGGAAGGCGCGCACATAACTTCCCTGTTCCTTTCCCTGTTCTTATTCCCTGTTTCACCCCCGAATTCGGGGGTACCCGTCCCCCCGTTTTCGGGGCTATCCGTCGCCCCGGTTTCGGGGGGACCCACGCTTTCGGGGTTACCCCGGTTTTGGGTCAACCCGTTTTCGGTGCTATCCTCAGTTTTTTTCCGTTCCCATTCCTGAGGATTGAAGCCGAGAAGTTCGTAGCTGATTGCGCGGCCTTTTTCGACAGCCACGTACGTCTTCTTGATGAAGCCTTTCGACTGCAGGAAATTTGTCGCGGTAGAAATCGTGTCTTCCTTGAGCTCAGTTACCTCATGGAGGTACTTGATGCCCGGAGTGCACTTGCCCGTTTTGCCGTTGTGGCAATTCGCAAGCTCTACAAGTACTTGTTTAGCGCGGGCATTACCTACCCTCTGCGCCCTGGCCCATCTCTCTGCGGCATAACTCATCGCGCATCTCCTGCCGTTATGACGCCGTTTGAATTCCGTTGCGATGCCTCGACTTGATTCAGTACTCTTGCTACTGCCAGCGTTTCATTAAGGTAGGCATCCAGAGCAACAAGCACGATGTCCTGCCGCGTCAGACCAAGCGCAAGAGAGATCAGGTCGACTTTATCGACAAGATCCTTGGGGGCCTTCACGCGAACATCGATATCGCCCTTGCGAAGTTCTGGACGAATGAACATCAGTTGGCCTCAGCAGAGGTAAGCGGCGGGTAACGCTTCCAGACCCGAAGTTCTGGAAAGCGGAATCGAAGATCGTTTTCACGAGTCGCTGTGAGCCCGTTTTTTGTCCATGCAAATACTGACGGCTGCTTCACACCCACAAGTTCGGCGGTCTTCCTTTGACTACCGACCTCGCGAACGAGATCGCGAGCGATCGCAGTTGCACGCAGATTGCTCTGTTTTGCCATAGGTGTCTCTTTACATTTATAGATAGTGATAGAAGTAACTATATCACAAGTAATAGACATTCCGTTCACGCTAACCGATAGGCTTGTCTATCATGACAACGCTTTCAGAAAGAATCTCTTGGGTGCTTCAGCACTTCCATATCTCGCAATCGGAGTTAGCCACGTTGGCGGGCATCAAGCAGCCCTCTGTGGCAAGTTGGGTGTCGGGCAAGACGAAAAACATGAAGTCCGCTCCGGCTCTTGCTATTTGCTCCAAATTGCCTCTCAATCAAAACTGGATCGTTAATGGCGTAGGAGACCCTCTTGTATCAAACGACCAGCTTCCCGCTAATCAAAGCAATGTTGAGCCTATTCGTGGGAGGATGAAAAGGATTCCCATCCTTTCATATGTACAGGCTGGAGATCCCACGTCAACAGGGCAAATTGCCGCTAGACAGGCAGCAATCGAAAGCGGAGATTTCATTTGGGTAGACATGGACCTGCCCGACGATTGCTACGCCATCAAGGTTATTGGAAGTTCGATGGAACCAGATTTCCGAGAGGGAGACATCATCGTCATTGACCCTACTATTCATCCGATGCCTGGTGATTTTGTGATTGCTACAAGGGGCAGTAAGTTCTCAGATGACATGGAAACAACCTTCAAAAAATATCGTCCCCGCGGATATGACGAATATGGGAATGAAATCTTCGAATTGATCCCACTTAATGAGGACTATCCAATATACAACTCGCGCACAGAAGGACTTGCCGTCATTGGCGTTATGGTTGAACACCGGCGGTCATATCGGCGAAGACGATAGAATGCCCCTGAACCTTTCTTAGCCCGTTACCTATACGGGCTTTTTTATACATGCTTGTATAGCTACGCCTATTGACATTGATGATAGACATGTTTATAGTCACATCTATCGGCACACATATAGGCCGATATCTCCCTCCCCCGGCCGGAAGCTGGGAGGGGCACCGGATGATGATTAGTCAGACGGGCGACGGAAAGCCTCAAGGCGCGGAGCTAGTACCTCACGCCGAGCGAGTAAGAGCGCACATAGGCAGACCTGAGCAGTGAATCTCTCTGTCCGGGAGTTGGTTCAGACCATCGGGCAGAGAGAAAGGCCAATTGAAGCGCTTTCTTTTGAGAGCGCTTCTGTGGGTCTTTCTTAGGAGGATTTATGAAGGTAGAAATTGAAGACGGCCGTCTGATCGTTACGCCGATCACGGAAGAAGATTCTCGGATCATCTATGCATTGGCGGCCGCCTATGCCGCATTCGATGCTGTTTGCTATCCGATCATGGGCGAAGCAGTTCGTTGCACCGATGACGCTTTCACAGACTTTTTCATAGGAGAAAGAGATGGAAATTGACGCCAAGCGATACTTCAAGCTTTCGCTTCCTGGAAGGAGCAAGACGGCCGAAAACGAATTGCGCTGGCTTCTGATTGCCGCGAGTGCGTATGCGCAGGCGATTAACGCTGCCTCGTTTCGCGAAGGCAAAAATGTTTTGGGAACAGGCGGCAGTTACATCGCTCCAATCACGCGGGAAGAGGTTGAAAACCAAAAGAAGGCGTTCGAGGAAGCCCTAAGCGCCTTCTTCGATGAGGTTGAAGCCTTACGGCAACTTACTTCTGTTCATCACGGCGAGCCGCAAACCGGCGGCATTTCTCATAGAGATCAGCCAGCAACTCGAGATCGTGATTCAGCGGGTTCATGACTTCATAGTCGCCCTCATCAAAGTAGTCGAGCTCCTCA